GTGTCACACGCGTCGCCGCGAAATTAGGGGGTGGGGGGTGGCGAAAAACGGGAGCGCCCCTGCCGCGTGGAAGTCGCGCATCGTTGGCGAGGGCGAGGAACCGCCCGGCGAGCTGATCCTGAATCCTGGCAACTGGCGCACGCACCCGACGGCGCAGACGAAAGCGCTCGCTGGGGCGCTCGACGAGGTGGGCTGGGTACAGCGGGTCATTGTCAACAAGCGCACGGGCCACCTGGTAGACGGCCACGCCCGCGTTGAGCTGGCAGTTGAGCGCGGCGAGGCGGCCGTGCCCGTCGTCTACGTCGACCTCGACGAGGACGAGGAGCGGGTGGTGCTGGCGGCGCTGGACCCGCTCGCGGCCATGGCCGGCACGGATCAGGCCAAGCTCGACGAGCTGCTGGCGAGTTTGCGGGTGAACGACGAGGCGCTTCGGGCCATGCTAGAGGGCCAGCGTTCGACCAGGCCCGGCCTCACGGAGCCCGACGCCGTGCCGCAGGATGTGCCGCCGGTGACGAAGCCCGGCGACCTGTGGCTGCTCGGCGAACATCGGCTGCTGTGCGGTGATGCGACGCGGGCGGAGGACGTGGGGAGGCTTATGGCTGGGGACCAGATCGGGGCCGTGGTTACTGACCCGCCTTATGGTGTTGGTTACGAGTACGAGTCTTGGGACGATGATGATCCTGCCATCAATGACTCGCTGTTTGAGCATATAGAGGCGCTTGGCCGGCCAACGGTATATTTCTGCGGCTCTGTGAACCTGCTCCGAGAACTAGAGCGTGGGCCAGCCAAGGTGCTTATCTGGCATAAACCCTGGTCGATGACTCACTCAGGGATCGGCAATGGGCGCCACCACTGGGAGCCCGTGATTGTTCGGAGGTTAGAGAAGGGTTCGTATATCCCGTCGGACGTTCTCGTTGAGAACACAGATCGCATTCCTGGGCTGAGAGGCGAGCACAGTTGCCCCAAGCCTGTAGCCTTGCTTGCAACTCTAATAGGTGCGCTGACGTTTGGTGTCGTCCACGACCCCTTCGTCGGCTCCGGCACGACGATCATCGCCTGCGAGCGGCAGGGCCGGACGTGCTACGCTATGGACATCGACGCTCACTATACCGACGTGAGCGTGCGGCGCTGGGAAGAGTACACCGGGAAGAAGGCGAAACTTGAGAGGGCGAAAGCCAACACCAACAAAGCTCCGCGTGCTAGGCCGCAACCCCGGCAAGCGGCCGTTGCCAGCACGCGAGGCTGAGCCGGCGCCCGGCCTGCCGGACCCGCCGCCGCACCTCAGCGAGCTGGCGCGGGAACAGTGGCACAAGCTAGGCGGGAAGCTCGCGGCGCTGCGCCTCGTCACAGAGATCGACGCGCCCGCCCTCGCCGCCCTGTGCCAGGCGTATGCGCGCTGGGCCGAGGCTGAGGAGAAGATTCGCCAGTTCGGGCCGGTGATCACGTCGCCATCGGGCTACTTGATCCAGTCGCCCTATCTGGCGATCGCGAACCGCAGTCTTGAGCAGATGATGAGAATCCTCGTCGAGTTCGGCATGACACCCAGCAGCCGGTCGCGCGTCGCAGCGGAGGATTACGCGCCAGCCAGCCCCTTCGAGGAGCTACGCAACCGTGGTAGTCGCAGCCCCGCCTAAGCCGCGCCGCCGCAAGGCGCCGCCCGGCTCGCCCGTCACGGACTACGCCCAGTGCGTAGTCGCGGGGCAGATCATCGCTGGGGAGCACGTCCGCCTCGCCTGCCAACGCCACCTCGACGACCTCCGGCGCGACGACGTGCGCTTCGCCCCAGAGCTAGCGCAGCGCGCTATCGACTTCTTCGGGCGCCTCCGGCAGAGCAAGGGCCGCTGGGCTGGTGATCCACTCACGCTCCAGCCGTGGCAAGCGTTCGTTGTCGGCTCGATCTTCGGTTGGCGCCAGGGCGAACTGCGGCGCTTCCGCAACGCCTACGTGTCCGTCGCCCGGAAGAACGGGAAAGCGCTCGCACTTGATACGCCGCTGCCAACGCCCAAGGGGTGGACGACGATGGGCGCGATTCAGGTTGGGGATTGGGTGTTCGATGAGTCCGGCCAGCCAACGCGGGTTACTTTCGCCTCGGAGATCATGTACGGACGCCCGTGCTACGAGGTGCAGTTTTCGGATGGCGAAAGCATGGTTGCCGATGCGGATCACCTTTGGAAAACCGATAGCCGCTGGCGCGGCGTCGGCATCAGAACAACGGCCGAAATAGCCAACACCATTTACGCAGGGAGCCGTGACGATCGGCGTGAGCATCGCCATGCAGTTGCGCTCGCTGAGTCCTTGAGATTGCCAGAGGCTACGCTTCCGGTCGACCCGTATGTCCTGGGCGTCTGGCTCGGCGATGGGCATACTGCTGCGGCCCGCCTAACGCTTTCTCGGCGTGATCACGAGATCGCCAAGGAAGTTATGGCTGCTGGCGTTCCTCTTTCGCAACGTGCGGGCACAACGACAACCGTCATGGACTATTCGATGTCCGACGGGGACCGGTCGCAGCAATCTCGGGACACTTCACTTCAGGCTACGTTGCGAGAATTAGGCGTGCTGGGGAACAAGCATATCCCCGGTGTCTATCTTCGTGCTTCGTCCGATCAACGGCTCGCGCTACTTCAGGGCCTGATGGATACCGATGGGTACGTGAGCGCCGTCGGACAGTGTGAGTTCACTTCGACAAAGCACGCGCTTGCAGCCAATGTCGTCGAGCTAGTTCATAGTCTGGGGATGAAGACTTCGATTACAGAACGCCGCGCGATGTTGAGCGGTAAAGACTGTGGGCCATACTGGCGCATCATGTTCTGGGCCTATCAAGATCGCCCCGTCTGTCGATTAGGACGAAAGCGCCTTCGCTTGAAGCCTCGCCCAGATCGCCCCACGCGGGCGAGCCGCCGCCATATTGTCGGCGCTGAGGCGACCGCGACTGTGCCAGTGCGATGCATCCAGGTGAGTTCGCCCTCCTCGTTGTACTTGGCCGGGCGCTCGATGATCCCAACGCACAATACCACGCTCGCCGCTGGCGTCGCCCTCTACCTGCTCGACTTCGACGACGAACCGGGCGCCGAGGTCTACGCTGCGGCGACGAAGCGCGACCAGGCGCGGCTGTGCTGGGATGAGGCGGCGCGGATGGTGCGCAAGGCCGGCGGGCTGGACAATCGCGTGCGGATCGTCGATTCGCGGGCCAACATGCACGTCGTGGAGACGGCGGCGAAGTTCGAGGCGCTGGGCGCCGACGTGGACTCGCTTGACGGGCTGAACACGCACGGCGCCATCATCGACGAGCTACACGCCCACAAGAACCGCGTCGTGGTCGACGCGCTGGAAACGTCCGCCGGCGCCCGCCTCCAGCCGCTGTTTCTGTACATCACGACGGCCGGGCTCGAACGCGAGTCGATCTACTCCGAGACGGACGATTACGCCAAGCGAGTCGCCAAGGGCAGCGTCGACGACGACGGCTGGTTCGTGTTCGTGGCAGGGTTGGACGAGGAGGACGCCTGGACGGATTCCGCCGTCTACGAGAAGGCGAACCCCAGCCTCGGCGTCACCATCCAGATCGAGGAGCTGGAGCAGGAGCGCGACCGTGCGCTTCAGGTGCCGGGGCGCGTCAACGTCTTCAAGCGGCTGCGGCTGAACAAGCGGACAGGCCAGTTCTCGGCCTGGTTCCTGCCGGAGCAGTGGGACGCTTGTCGCTATCAAGGTGCGATGGCCCCAGATTGGTACACCTCCGATGATCGCCGGCAATCTGCTGAGGCTGAAGAGTTGCGCATACGCCTCACCGGCAAGCCGTGCTTCGCCGGCCTCGATCTTGCGTCGACGACCGACGTGGCCGCGTTCGTGTTGCTCTTCCCCGACCCCGAGGGGGACTACGTGCTGCCGTTCTTCTGGGTGCCGGAACGGGCGAGCGCCCGGCGAGCGGAACGCGATCAGGTGCCCTACCAGGACTGGATCGACCGCGGCTTCATCACCGCCACCCCGGGCGACATCACCGACTACGACGTGATCCGCGAGGACATTCGCGAGCTGGCCGGGCGCTACCGCATCCGCGAGCTCGCCTTCGACCGCTGGAACGCGACGCAGCTCATCACCCAGCTCCAGCAGGACGGCGCGACGTGCGTGCCCATCGGCCAGGGCTTCGCGTCGCTGTCGGCGCCGTCGAAGGAGCTGGAGGGGCGGATCGGGGCGCGGAAGATTCGCCACGACGGGAACCCCGCGATGCGCTGGATGGTGCTCAATGCTGAGAAGGAGGAGGACGCGGCCGGCAACATGAAGCCCTCGCGGGCGCGGAGCGCCGACAAGATCGACGGGCTGGTAGCATTGATCATGGCGCAGGCGCGGGCGATGGTGAGCGCGGGAGACGGCCGGAGCGTCTACGAGACGCGCGGCCTGGTGACGGTGTGATCCCGTTCGCTGTGACCATCGAGGGCGTGACCGAGGAGAATCGGGCGCTCTGGGTGCTCGCCGTTCGGGAGGATGCCCTGCTCACCGCTGGTGCCGATGGCGTGCTCACCTGGTATCCGCTCGACAAGTGCCGCTTTGTCAGGATGGTGCCGCCCGACGCCCCGAAGCCCGTTATCCCCGTCCAGCCCGCTCCGATCAACGGACTTACGCTGCCCAACCGATGAGCGACGCTGCGATCCTGGCCATGAACGCTTATTACGAGCGCCTCTCGGATGCCGACCTGCTCGCGCTCATGCGCGACGACGGGCGTTGCAAGGCGATGCTCGACGAGGGCGTGCCCTGTCGAGAGCGGGCGTTGCCCGACGCCATGATCTGCACCTGCTGCGCGGCGAGGTTCGACGAGGCGTGAGGGGCAGGGATGCGTTGCCTGTCCGCATCGACTTCCTGGTTGACGGCGACGCTATTGTTGTCACCGCGCGGCTCGACCCCGGCGGGCTGGCCGCGACAGTGGGGAGGGGCATGGTGCCGCTCGGTATCCCATTATCCGTGGACGAACAACAGCAGCTCGACGCGCTGATCACCAAGATCGCTCGCGCCGTGGACGAAAACGGCCTGTTTGACAATTTGCGGTTGGAGCTCGCATGAAGGACTTTCGGTGCTTTCACTGCGGCGCGCTCCTTATGCGGGGGCTCCTCGTGGTCGCTCAGGTCGAGATTAAGTGCCCGAAGTGCAATGCCCGCAACGAGTGGTCGCTGGGCGACGTAGCAGGGTGCCCGATGCCGGCCTTTGATCGTTAGCTAGCGGGGCTTCATACTAGACCGAGCCGCCTGTGACCGGCGCCGTTGTCACAGGCGGCGTTGGAACCAGGCGGCGCTTTCATTGAAGAGGAGAATTACTGTGACGATGACGCAAGTGGACTCAGGCCATATCGCTGCCCTGTCCGAAATCCCTGACGCGGCTGCGAAGCATTACGGGAGATCGGCGGTGGTGCTGCGAGAAATCAAGGTCGATGAACGATACCAGCGCGTCAGCCCCTCTGATCGAGAAACGCGCGACTTAGCTGAGCAATGGAACGATAAGGCGGCAGGCGTTATCTGCCTGAGTCTCCGCGCCGACAGTTGGTACTGGTGCATCGATGGTCAGCGGCGCGTTCAGGCCCTCCGGCGACTGCGCGGGGAGGATGCGACAATTGAGGCCACGGTTTGGGTTGACATGACCCCAGAAGACGAAGCTACGCTCTTCAGTCTTCTGCAAAACCGCAAACAACTGAGCGCCCTGGATGTGTTCAAAGCCGACGTGTTCAGGGGAGACCCGGCGGCTCTGGAGATTCAACAGACAGTTCGGGTGGCGGGCTTTGAAATCAGGGCTTCCCACGGTGAGGTCAATGAGCCAGCCCTAAATGCAGTGGGTACACTCAGGAGGATTCATCGCGAATATGGCGCTGCACGGCTCGGGCTGATCTTGTCGATCTGGCGACGGGCCGATCTTGAACGGAATCCCCATAGCTCGGCCATTCGTGGACTCAACTCCTTCTTGTCGCGCTACCCGGAGGCCGACCATAATCGGGTTATTGAAAAGCTCCATGCCGCAGGTGCCATCGGCATGGATCGCTTAGCCGCCGGGCAAAAGGAAGCCAGCCCCGGGATTGAGGCTGGTCAAGCCTGGGGCCGAGCTCTCAGGATGCGATACAACATGCAATTGAAGAGCAGGCAGCTTCGAGACTGGCCAGACAGGGCTGGGGATAGCGAACGTAAGCGCTTAGGTTACGAAGCGCGTGAGGAACGACGCCAAGCCTTGACAACGCCGCCGCTTTCCTCGTAGCTTGAAAGCAACCGAATAGCCCAAAGGCTCGCCGAAGCCGGACAGTAAGGCCCTCCGAGGCCGGACAATCGACCTCGGAGGGCCTTTTCGTTTGCGCCTCTGGCCATTCAGTCGGAACGCCCCACCCGCCCCTGAGCGGCGGGACGTTCAGTACTCCCCCAGCCTCTCCGTCTATCTTGCTGCCGCCTCGCGCTCGGCGCTCGTCTCCGCCGGCATCACGGTGACGCCTGAAACAGCGCTCCGCATGAGCGCCGTCTACGCCTGCCAGCGCGTGATCGCTGAGGATTTGGCCTCGCTGCCGCTCCCGCTCTACCGGCGCGGCAAGACGCGGGGCAAGACGCGCGCGACTGGGCACCCACTATACACCGTCCTGCACGACCAGCCGAACCCCTTGATGACCTCGTTCCAGTTCCGCGAGACGATGATGCTCCACCTCCTGAGCCGGGGCAACGCCTTCGCAGAAATCCAGCGGACGAACGGCTGGCCGTCGGCTCTATGGCCGATTCCGGCCTCTCGCGTCAGCGCACGGCGCCGGAAAGACACCGGCGAGCTGGACTACTACGTCTCGCCGCGAATTGGCGCGCCAGCCCGCCTCGCAGCCCGCGATATGTTCCACATCCCAGGGCTATCGCTCGATGGCGTCTGGGGCATTTCGCCGATCGAGATGGCGCGCGAGTCGATCGGCCTCGGCCTCGCGGCAGAACAGTTCGCGTCGGGCTTCTTCGCCAACGGCGCCCGCCCCAGCATGGTGCTTAAACACCCCGGCAGCCTCTCACAAGAGGCCCAAAACAACCTCCGCGCCCAATTCGAGGCCACCCAGACCGGCCTCAACAACGCCCAGCGCGTCGCCATCCTCGAAGAGGCGATGGACGTGAAGGAGCTGACCATCCCGCCGGGGGACGCGCAGTTCGTGGAACAGCGCAAGTTCTCGGTTGAGGAGATCGCCCGCCAATTCCGCGTCCAGCCGTTCAAGATCGGCCACCACGAGCGCTCGACGTTCAATAATATCGAGCATTTGAGCATCGATCACGTCGTTTCGACCATCCGCCCGTGGGCGGTGCGCTGGGAACAGGCGATCCGCAAGGACCTGATCCCAGTCGAAGAGCAGGATGAGTATTTCGCCGAGTTCCTGACGGCGGGCCTGCTGCGCGGCGACCACGCCGCGCGCGGCGAGTTCTACCGGACGATGTGGAACATCGGCGCCCTGTCGTCCAACGACATCCGGGAATTGGAGAACCTGAACCCGACTGAGGGCGGCGATACGTACTATGTGCCGCTCAACATGATGCCGGCCGGGAGCAACCCGGCGGAGCAGGCGCAGCGTATGAGGCTGTTGCTCACGCTTGGGAAGAACGGCCACGAGACGAGAACGGAGGAGATGGCATGGTCGCCGAGCTAGAGACACAAACGCTACGCCGGCCGGAGGCTGGGGAGATGGAGTGGCGCTCGGCCAAGGGCGCCGAGGTGCGCGCCATCGAAGATGACGCCGGCAAGCCCCGAATCCAGGGCTACGCCGCCCTCTTTAACACTCTCTCGCAGCCGCTGGGCATGGGCTTCCGCGAGCGCATCCGCCCAGGTGCCTTCGCCAAGACGATCAAGGAAGCCGACGTTCGGGCGCTCTTCAACCACGACCCGAACCACGTCCTGGGCCGGAACGCCGCCGGCACATTGCAGCTCAAAGAGGACAAGGACGGGCTGTTTTTCGACGTGCAGCCGCCCGACGAGCCGTGGGTACGCAGCCTGATCGCGAGTATCAAGCGTGGCGACATCTCGCAGGCCAGCTTCGCCTTCCAAACCGTCCGGGCGGAGTGGATCAACGAAGAGGACGCGACGAAAGAGACGATCCGCGAGCTGATCGAGGTGCGTCTCTTTGACGTGTCGCCGGTCACCTACCCGGCCTACCTCGACACCGTGGTACAGGCCAGGAACCTTACACAAGCCGTCGCCGACGCGCTGAACGCTGCCCGATCCGAGCCGGCGGAGAGCCACTCGGAGCCCAAGCCGGAGGAAACCCACTTGGACGAACGGCAGGTCGAGCCGGAGGAAACCCACTCGGCTGACGATGCGTCGGAGCAGGAACCCTACCGCGTGCGTCCGCTGACCACGCTGGTGAGGGAACATCGAATCGAAAGGGAGGAAGGATGAAAAAGCGAGAAACCATCGACCTTGACGCTCTCAAGCGGGAGCGCCAGCGCGTCCTTGCCGAGGCTGCTGAGCTACTTTCGGCCGCCAACGCCGAGGATCGCGAGCTGAAGGCAGAGGAGCAGACCAAGTACGACGAGCTGATGGGCGACGCCAAGCGGCGCCGGACGCAGATTCAGAACGAGGACGAGATGCGCCTGGCTGAGAGCGTCACCGACAGCGCCGGCCAGCCCGTCACGCACGCTCACCCGTCGGAGAGCGGCTCCTACATCGGGATGACCCGAGAGGATGTCCGCAACTACAGCATCCGGCGCGGCATCGCGGCCAAGGCGGGTCTGATTCCGACCAAAGACGCCTCGATGGAGCTGGAGATCAGCGAGGCGGTGGCGAAGCGCTCCGGCAAGTCGGACAAGGCCGGCAGCCTGTTCGTGCCGTTCGAGGTCACCGCCGGCAGCATGGAGCAGCGCGACCTGACCATCGCCACCGAGGGCGCCGACATCATGGAGATCACGCACGGCAGCGTGATCGAGCTGCTGCGGAAGAAGATGGTCACGCGGGCGGCCGGCATCCGGTTCCTAACCGGGCTGAACGGCGACCTGCTGCTGCCGAAGCACACCACGGCCACGACGAACACGGCGTGGGTGACTGAGGGCACGGCGCCGACCGAGGGCCTGGCGGTCTTCGGCCAGGTCAAGTTCTCGCCGAGCCAGCTTGCCTGCTACACCGACATCACGCGGCAGACCCTGCTCCAGGGCAGCTTCGATGTCGAGCAGTTCATCCGGGAGGACTTGGCGAGCAACCTCGCCATCGAGATCGACCGGACGATTCTCCACGGCTCGGGGTCCGGCGCGGAACCCGCCGGCATCTTCAACACCTCGGGCATCGGCGACGTGGCGGGCGGCACCAATGGCGCAGTGCCGACGTGGGCGCACACGGTTGAGCTGGAGACGGATGTCGCCGTCGCCAACGCCGATCAGGGTGCCCTCGCCTACATCACGAACGCCAACATCCGGGGCAAGCTGAAGAACACCGAGCGCGTCGCGTCGACGGGCCTGTTCGTCTGGCAGGACCCGGCGAACCTCGCGCCTGCGACGCCGGCGACGCCGCTCAACGGCTACCGCGCCTTCGTCACGAACCAGGTGCGGAGCGACTTGACGAAGGGCACCTACTCCTCGTGCTCGGCCATCTTCTTCGGCAACTGGGAAGAGGGCATCGTGGCGGTCTGGAGCGACCTGGAGATCCTCGTCGACCCCTACACCGGGGCCAACGCGGGCGTCGTGCGCCTCGTGGCGCTGGCGTTCGCCGACTTCCAGGTGCGGCACGCGGAGAGCTTCTCCGTCATGAAGGACGCGATCCACGCCTAACCGTAGCAGGGCCAGGGGGAGGGTAATCCTCCTCCTGGCCCTTGAAAGCGAACATGGTAGCGATCGACATCTGGCAGAACGTCGAGCAGCGGGCGAGGGAGGAAGTCGTAGACGATTTCCACCGCGCTTACTGGGAGAGCAAGCGCTGGGCGATCCAGTGGATGGGGCACAACGTCCTGAAATCGCCCGCCGACCTGTTCCTCTATGCCGAGCTGCTGCACAAGCGGCGGCCGGACGTGCTCGTCGAAACCGGCACTTGGAACGGCGGGAGCGCGCTTTGGTACGCTCACGTCTTCGACATCATCGGGAAGGGCGCCGTCGTCTCGATTGACAGCGAGCCCAAGGCGAA